TATGCCAGATTGCGTGCATGGGGTTATAATCATAAAATTGAATGACATTCCAAGAGGAAAAAGAATATTCCGGAGTTTTTCTTACCACAAATCTCATGCTCGGCATTCTGTTATAGTCCCCTATGTGGCAGTCGTCAAAGAAGGCCCAGCAAAAGTTGCGATACGGTGTGTTAAGCGTGGCATCCGATATAAGTTCTCCCACTTTGGAATTAGCTGTCTGATCATCTGTGCCAAAGTAGAATATCATCTTCCCCAGATCTGATATTGTAATCGTCTCCTGCCCCCCGCTTTCGGGACATTGCAAATTCCCCTCCCAGACAATTTTTTCATTTTGGAATATTGTCAGCAATTCATCCACCGGCCCGGCGCAAATTCCGACCGCCCACGACATATAATATTTATGCCCTACGACCTGTTTTTGCTCGCCGCCGCCGCCTTTTCCGCCGGACGATTCACCGTAAATTTTTTCGGACCGCTCTTTCCCGTAGCATAAAAGATTCCCTGACAGTTTAGCCGTGCCGAGAACATCGGGGCAGGGGATGCCTATCTCGTTCTGCGTCACCTGCAATTCCTGCACAGGCGCCCCGACTGCCGGAATATCCGGCATAATCGGATCGACGGCCATACCAACGCCAAAACCGATCGCCGCGCCCCACGCGGCTCCCACTGGCCCGCCGATAAAAAACCCGATAACGCCGCCTGCGACGGCGCCTGCAATTCCGCCTATACTCACAAGTCGCTTTGCTCCTTCTTTCCAGCAATGAGGGCCGAGGACTGAGTCTTTTCCTCATTGCTCATTGCTCATTGCTCAATTATTTAGTCTTGATCCTGTACGCATATTTCATTTGTTTTCTATAACCGCGATCATTAAAATGGATTTTACAAACACCTACGCCGTCCAGGGCCTGATACACGTGATCGTCATAATATATCCCCGCGTGGGAAGCCGCCTTTCCGTAGTGCGAAAGGACGATATCGCCATTCATCAGATTATTAAGCTCTACTCGCTCAACTTTCAGTTCCCGTTCAATTCCTTCCGACAGCAGCTCCCTCGTATTGTGGAGATGCCAGTCCCGCGGATAATCCGGCATAATGTCCCCGCGCCATCGCAATACGCCCATTTCTTCCAGGACGCGGGAGACAAAATGGATACAGTCGCAACCCATGCCTTTTACCCCGCAGTGATGGCGGAACGGTGTATCGATCCATTCGTCAAGAATCTTTTTGAGCTCCTCCTGCTTTTCGATATCTTCAAAATAATATTTCATTGCTCTTATGGCGTCCTGATGGCGGGATTATCCACCGGTATAAAGGGAAATCCCAGAAAATTGTTAATATTATCAAATTTATCTCTGCATGTTTCAGCTCTGCCGTCACAGCCGGGCCAGGCGTCGACAGAGTCATTATCGGTCAGGCTTTTCATGCTATAAGCTATCGTAATCGTGTTTCCCTCATGGGCCACAATCGTTCTGGAATCGTCTCCGAATTCAACAAAACCGCCGGTAAAATAACCATCATCATATCCCCCGAACGTCGCGCTGGCAAGCTTTGTTCCCGCGGCATCCAGAGTCACAACAGCAGAGACTTTATAATCTTCTGGAGCTATTTTGCAGTGACTATCGAACAGCTTCCAGTTGCACGTCAACTGATATCGCAGCGTCGGCACGGGCATTTTGAGAAAATGCTCAAAACCCACGCACTCGATATTGGCGGTCGCTCCCTTGAATGACACGTTCTTGATTTGGCCGACGAAGATCACTTCTGTTTCTGTTATCGCGAACGGGGCGGTTGTTGTCGTGGATGAGGATGAGGAACTTGTTGATGTCGAACTTGATGTCGAACTTGATGTCGTCGAATTCGTCGAACTGGTGCTGGAAGAGCTCGTGCTCGTTGATGTCGTGCTCGCCGTTGAACTCGTCGTTGAGGCCGTGCTCGTCGAGCTCGCCGTTGAACTGGTAGTGGACGCCGTGCTGCTTGTCGAACTTGATGTGGTCGAAATCGTTGTGGAGGTGGTCGTCCCTGAAATTTCCTCACTTCCCCAAGAACCAAGATTGTCATTGATGCAATATCGAGTGGCTTTAATCCAGGCAGCAGAACGAGCTACATTTGATATTCGGATTTCGTCCATCCAACCATCTATATGTGAGGCATAAGGAGACGCATAACCACGCCGGCCTAAATATATAGTTTCATTATTACTCGCAATGGGGCCATGAGCGTTTGTAATATTTCCATCTGGCACACCATCCTTGTATAGATTAATAAGCGAAGAACCATCTGAAACGTAATGATAAACACCCGCAAGATAATATGTTGTATTAATACTAAGAACGCTTCCCGTTGGATAGCTAAAATTACCACCGGAATCAAATATTACCATATAAAGTTCATGGCTATTATTGGTAGCACCAAACGCAAAAGCACGTGAGTCACTTATATCTTTTCCGATATAAATATTTTGGTCAGCATCTTTAAAAGTGTCATGTCTGGCGACTACTTCAAGTGTTAGATCATTTGTAATGCTCCATGTTCCTATTCCAATATAATCATCATTACCATCATAAGATTGCCCTTTATCAATTAATCCCGTAGTTTCTATTGGTTCGTTCGCGCCCTTTTTTGTTCCATCATTTCCATTACCCGTTGAATCTTTTACCGTGCCTGTTGTAGCATCCCTCTTATGGCAAACAAACTTATAACCAGAATTCCACACATTATGCCCTGGTGTCGAATCAATATCACCCACATGAGCCGTATTATCAGCATGGCTGGAATCGTAATAGAAATAAACATCCGTTGTTGCTGAATTAGATATTGACGGGACTTTTATCCATAACCAGGCTTTTTCGTTTGCATCATCCCATCGCTCAATTTCAACATAACATTCTGTTTCGCCGTCTGAGGTTGTAACAGCTATTTTAAAACGGTTGGCATCTGAAGTTAATTCATCAAATATACAGGATATATCAGTATTTCCCGTCCCGACAGAAGTGCCCAGAGTCAAAAGAATAGGGTAATCCGATAACGTCGCATCGACATTTGTATTGCTGATTGTGAATTTTGTTCTTTTTGACCAACCAGTTAGCCAACTCATAAATCTCTAAAACCTTTCGATATTTCTATCCATAATATTTCAATCGGATTTGACGCTATAAAGTCGATGACCGGATCTGTGATCTGCGCCGCCTGGATGCTCATTGTGGAAACCTCAAGCTGGCTGTTATATTTGACGGATCCCCGTTTCAGAGTCGCGGGAATGTACGTATTGCCGTTATAATCTATGCTCCGGTCAGCCGAGGTGTAATACCAGTGCTGCCCGCCGTCACGCCAGATGTGATACAGCTCAACAGGCTGCCGCTTTGCCGCCTCTTCCCGATCAATGTATGCCTGTGTGGTTGATTTCATTTAATTCAAAATTTAACATTCAAACTTGTTTTTCAGGTCGTGGTTGTCGTACTTGTGCTTGTCGAACTGCTTGTGGCAGTCGTGGTTGTTGTACTTGTGCTTGTCGAACTGTTTGTGGCAGTCGTGGTTGTCGTCGTGGTCGTTGTCGTCGTGGTTGTGGTTGTCGTACTTGTGCTTGTCGAACTGCTTGTGGCAGTCGTGGTCGTCGTCGTGGTCGTTGTCGTCGTAGTCGTCGTCGTGGTTGTCGGAACTGTCTCCCGCCCCTGCGTTTTAAAGCTGATTTCCGTGGTTCCGATATCTTCAGTGTCATATTTAATTTCCGTTTCGTCCTGGTCAAATCTGACAAGATAAAGGAACGATACCAGGAGAGATCCGAGTTCCCCGGCGGAACAGGCCGTCCCGATTTCGCTATCCAGGGTGATCGATGTGCCCGAGGGAGCGGCCATAATTTTCCTGTACGCCTGTGTTCCGTCGGGAAAGAGAAAAAACAGGTAACGTCCCGTCACATCGTTATCTAGCCAGTAATCGGCATATTCTATATTTTCGATAGTAAAGGTGGTTGCGTCTGCCGCGAATGCCTCGGTAATTACTATATCTGTCTGCCATGACGGCGCCCAGAATGCCCCCCATCTTCCCATCATTTCATCAAAGAAGGCGAGATAGGCCTGTATTTCTGATTTGCTGTCAAACAGATATCGCGCCCGCAGTCGCAGATCAGTTTCAGTATAATTTGATTCGCTGTATTCCCTGCCGTAAAATGCCAATAATTCATGCGGATGCAAAAAATCCTGATTTACGGGATTGATCCAGTTGGGCTCGATATCGAAAACGGGGATCTCCCTGAAAACCGGAAAACCGGCGATATCTCCCGTCGCTCGCAATATTCCGTCATCATATGCTTCAACCGCCTCGATACGGATATCTCCGATGGCGCTTGCAATCATTTTCAGCTTTTGGGTTGCTTTCAGTCTTGCCTTTAGAATAGGGTAAACTTCCGTTCCCGCGGGCCATGTGGCGGTGAGATTTTCTCTCAATGTAACCGATGTCTCCGCGATGGCGTCGATGGGATGAGCCCCATATGAATCCCGTGACTGCAGCAATATACATGACGCGCCCACCTCGAAATTCCTGTCACGGGTTGAGCCCACATTCAGAATATTCTGTCCGGCGAAGGCCCGGGCTGTCAGGACGGTCCTGTCCTGCCAGTATGGAACGCCCCAGATATTATGGAGATTTTTGAAAAGTTTTCTTTTAATATGATTAACTTCAGACGAATTCAGGGCGGATGCCGCATACAGCAGCGACCGCCTCGGCCAGCCGAAAAGGGCCGATTTCTTCTCCCCTCCGGTGATCGCGGTCTGGATGGAGGTGCGCCATTTTTTCCTGAAAGAAACGGATTTCGTCCAGTCGGGCTCTATTAAAAAATAATCATCAATCGTGACGCTCATTAATCGCTCCGCTTGAGGCTCAAGGTACAAGGTTCAAGGTTTTACCTTGATCCTTGATCCTTGTTCCTTTTTCCTTGTTCCTGTTCTTATCTCAACACCCTTTTTACGGCCTCGGCCCTGGAGCTGAGGACATTCAGAATAGCGTTCTGGCCTGCCGATGATGCCAGGTATCGATCCAGTTCTCTCGGATCGGTGACATTGATTATATTTATGCTGGTCTCTTGATCAGCCGTTCCGGCCGGCTGCGCGGGAACCGGGCCTCCGGCGGCAAATGCGTAGGAGGGTCTCGGAATTGTGAAAGATGGCATGGTCAGACCCGCGAATATTTCCTTAGGGATCATCCTCTTCCGCATGGCCTCCATGACCTGTGAGCCATAATATTGCACCGTTTTCACGGGCTGCACGTATTCGCCGGCGGTGGCCATGATGGGAACATTATCAGCGGTGTCCGACGGGGAGCTCCCCTGGATTTTCCCGCCCGCGGCGAGACGCTGGGCTGTGATGGTGGCTATCTGGATCGCGCCTGCCGCCGCCACTACACCAGCCATAACCGGTCCCATGATGCCGCCCTGGGCGAGGGCCTTCGTAATCCCCTGGGCTGTATTCATAATGGCCTCCGCCAGAGCGGCCGCCTTCGCCAGATAGAAAAATTCCTTATGTTTTTTGTCGGTCAACTCATAGAGATTGTCGAATATGTCGGCCATGCCGCCGGCGACGGTCTTGGCGTTTTCCAGCTGACTCTCCCTGATTCGCCGTTCCTGATCGGCCAGCAGCTTCTCCTTTTCGAGCCGTTGCATCCCCTGTATGTCGCGCAGGGCCGCCGCCTCGTCGGCGTAACCCATCTCGGCCGCCAGCTTGTCGTTGAGCAGGTCCTTGAAACCCTGGAGTTCCTCGGCGTGGCGCGCGTCCATTTCGGCCAGTTCTTGGTCGAACTGGGCCTGAAGGAGCCCGCCGCCTTTTTCGTCCTCGGCTCTCAGACGGAGATCGGCCATTGCCTGATCGATTTCTATTTTTTTCTGCTCCAGGGCCTTTTCGGCCTCTATTTGTTCATTGGTCAGGTTAATGAGCGTCCGTTTGTGATCCTGTTCTTTCGCGAATATCCGGTCTTCCAGGGCAAGTTTTTTCGAAGGATCCGTCTCGGCCGCGGCCGCCTCTTTCATCGCCGCTATTTCCACGGCATACTGCTGTTCAATGAGTTCTCTGCGGCGGTCAAAATATTGCGTCAGAGTTATCTCACCATTCTTGTAGATATTCGTCAAGGTAAGCAAACCCGTTTTGGCGGCCGCGACGAGGCGGGCCAGGTGTGATTTTGTTTTGGCCTCATCCGCAGCCACGGGGACAGGAGGAGGGGTGGCTGTCGGAACTTTTTTTTCTCCGGCCTGTTTGGCCTGTTCCTCCCGCAGTTGTTTCATATATTGCGTGAGGATTCTGACCTTTTCCGCGGCGGTTTCCGCTTCGGAAAATTCTTTCCAGAAATCCTTGACGGGCTTGGCTCCGCCCTCGATTGTTTCCGATGTTTTCTCGAAATCCCGGTCGAATTTTTTGATATGAGCATCCAGTTTCTCGAAGTTCATATCGGCCATTTCTTCCAATTTCATCTGGCCGCCGGCCACGAGTCCCAGACCCGCGCTGAGATTTTTTACGGCATTGTACAAATGGGCGAGCCCGGCCACCGCCACGGCGACCTTTTTACCCCCCAGGATGGCCACGACTAGGCCCACATCGCGCACCCAGTCGGGCAGACCCCTGAAGGTGTCCCAGATCGAGGATATGACAACGCGGATATTATGCAGGATCGGGTGAATCGCATCGTAAAACGATGCCGTGTTGAGCAAGGCCGTCTCAAAAAAACGCTGGATCCTCTCCTGTGTGGATTTCACCCATCCCTTGAAATCAGCGCTTTCCTGAAATTCCTTGATCTTCGCATTGATCAGGCCGATCACGGTCAGGAGATCTTCGCCGA